GAAAGGGAACATGGCTAGCCTTAGTGCCACGCGGGATGTTCCCATGTTCCAAATGTTCCCTTCTGAAACAGGCTCCCAGTGTTTTTAGGGATAAGCCTATCCCGAAGAGATGGAATGCTTTGAATCTCTGAGTAAATCACAGGGTTACTAAAAGTGAGGGAACATAGGGAACAAAGGGAACATTGATATAAAATAAAAATAAATAATAATAATATATATATAAATCAGTAACATACTAAATACTAAATAACAGAAAATGTTCCTTTTACGTTTTTACAAAAGGGAACATTAGGGAACATTTGCCTATGTAGGCAAACGAGTTTGTGTCCTGATAATAGTTTTCGAGGTGGCCCTAAAATTAATAACAGCCATGCGATCGCTGGCTAGCCTAGGGGAATTGAGTTTTGCTGACGCGGCACGCTACACAGGTACTGGTATCGAAGGTATCCTGAGATACCTAGGCACAAAAAAAGGGGAACCTTTCGGCTCCCCTTCCCTATCACTTAACTACTAACTACTTAGCCTTCGCTGAGTGTAGCATCTGGCCGACTTGCTGCAGTAGCTTCTGGACTACAACGATGTCATATCCGTCATTCAGAAGCTCAACTTTACGATTCTTGAATACCTCAGCCTCAGCTATAAACTTGGCAGCTTTCTTGTGCTCCCATATTGCAGGTATCTTAGGATCGCGGCTGTCGTCAGCTATCAGGGATATTTCATCCCGTGCCAGTGCCTTACGCCATCTGGTGATTGTGTGGCTCTGATGCGTTTGGATCGCCGCTTTCTGCTTCTTCTGAACATCATTCAGCATCGTTGTATCAGTGGCCATCAGCATCTCGCACTTGTAATCAGGATGCGTAACACTGAACCACTTAGCTGCTATATCGCGGCACTCCTGATAGTTTCCAGTCTGGCCCTCTGCAACATCGTAATCCTTGCGAAGCATATCAGCCGTAACCCCATCGCCTCGGAGTGCCTCGACCGCTAGGTCAGTAGCCTCGGAAGCCGCGTTAACAGCTGCCATTTCAGAATTTAATATCTTAATTGTATCTTTTGAATAACTCATATACATGTTTCCTTAAAGTAAAATTAAAAGAATTTAAATCGCTTTCCTCTGAAAGCCCAATAATAGTCTCACAAACTTGTTTGTCTGTCAATGGGCATTGTAAGTGATTGATTTTGTTGAAGTTTATTTTCGAGGTGGCCCTAAAATAAATAACAGCCCTAAGTGATAGGGGTAGGGGAGGGGGGGACGGCCGCTCACAGCATTTTGGGCATGGCCTCCTGTATAATACTAATACGCTCAAATAAATTTGGTTTCCCAGTCCGTTCCACCTACTTAGACTAAACTTGTACCCCTAAGTTATATAAGGACACTTCACCCCCCTGAAGAGTCCGAAGACATACCCCACCCCCTCTTTTATAGATCGTTGCTAGTAGCGACCCCACCCCCCTATATATAGACATAGGCCCCCCTTGGAGTCCCAACATGTGGTTGCAAAAATATTTTTTGTCACTATAATTCACAAAACGACATAAAAGTCTGCGTAAAGGTACAGCTTCAAATGGCATTAGCTATTGATCCTGAGTTTGGCATCGAGATTCCTGAACACTCGTCCTATATGGATTTGCGTGCGCGTGCAGAAGCGGCGTGCAATACCATCAAAGAATTAGAAACCCACGGGTTAGTAGTTGAACCTTCTGATGAAGACAACGATGTAGCTGCCCGACTACTTACTTCTTACGCGCAAGACGTAGAGAAAACTTCTAAAGCGGTAACTAACAGCCGCGTTTCCGCAATGACCCCCGCATCTCTAGTGCAAACCGACAGTATTCTTAAAGAGTTCGGACAGCTCATCGCTACCCACGCGGCAGAGATACGCAACACTGTAGTTAACAAACTCATCCTAGAGACTGAAAACCCCGAAGCCCGAATTCGTATGCAGGCACTAATTAGTCTGGGGAAGATGACGGATGTGGGCCTGTTCACCGAACGCAAAGAGATCACCGTAACGCACCAGAATGCTGATGAGTTACGCGAAAAGCTAAGAAAGAAACTAGAAGTGTTGAAACAAAATGCGGATGGGGTCTACGAAGTAGCAGATGCCTAGCCCTGCTACTAATACTGATCTGAATGTAAATCCTCCGGCTGCTGATTTTTCCGCCGAGGAGATTGACCTACTACTTAAGAATCTTGATAGCTACACTATTGAAGAGCAGGAAGAAGTTTATAAGATAGTAAATGAGCTAACGACAAGACAACGTGCAGAAGCTGCTCATAGAGATTTGATTGAGTTCTGCAAACTCATGCAGCCAGACTATATAGTAGGTAAACACCACAGAATTCTTGCAGACCTCCTGATGGAGATCGAGCAGGGCAAAGAGTATGACCAGAGCGGGGAAGAAGTATCGGAGACAGGGAAAGACAGGGTTTGCGTCAATATACCTCCGCGCCACGGCAAATCCCAGTTAGTTTCCATATACTTCCCCGCATGGTTTTTGGGTAGAAACCCAGATAAAAAAGTAATGATGGTGTCTCATACCACGGACTTAGCTGTGGATTTTGGGCGTAAGGTGCGAAATTTAATTGGGACAAACAACTACAAGTCGGTTTTTCCGAATGTGTCTCTGGCGATAGACAGTAAGTCAGCGGGGCGATGGAACACAAGTATGGGCGGAGAGTACTACGCTTGTGGGATAGGTTCTTCGATTGCGGGGCGTGGTGCCCACTTGTTGTTGGTTGATGACCCCCATTCAGAACAAGACGTACTTAGTGGGAACTTTGATGTTTTTGATAAAGCCTACGAGTGGTTTACGTTCGGAGCGCGTACCCGCTTGATGCCCGGTGGTCGAGTGGCTATTGTACAGACACGGTGGCACATGGATGACTTGACCGGGCGGGTAGTTCGGGACATGTCACAAAACGATCAAGCTGACCAATATGAAATTGTAGAGTTTCCAGCATTGTTGGAGGTAATGACTGAGGATAAAACAGAAGAGAACCCAACGGGAATTGTAGAAAAACCACTATGGCCTGAGTTCTTTAACCTACGTGCTCTACAGCAGACCAAAGCCTCAATGCCGTTGTTTCAATGGAACGCGCAGTACCAGCAGAATCCCACTGCTGAAGAGGCGGCAATAGTAAAACGGGAGTGGTGGAATGAGTGGACTAAAGAGAAGCCACCCGAATGCGAATACTTAATCATGTCACTGGATGCGGCAGCTGAATCTCATAACCGTGCAGACTACACAGCCTTAACTACATGGGGAGTGTTTAATAATGAAGAAGAGAATTGTTATTGTATTATTCTTCTCAACTCAATTAAGAAACGTGTGGAGTTCCCAGAGCTTAAAAAGTTAGCCCAACAAGAATATGATGAGTGGCAACCTGATGCGTTTATTGTGGAGAAGAAAAGTAACGGGACACCACTCTACCAAGAATTGCGTAGGACAGGGATGATGGTGCAAGAGTATACTCCGCACCGAGGTAGTGGTGATAAGACAGCACGTTTAAACTCTGTAGCCGACATTATAAGTTCTGGTTTAGTGTGGGTTCCTCAAACACGTTGGGCTGAGGAGTTAGTTGAAGAAGTTGCGGGGTTTCCTTTTATGTCTCATGATGACTTAGTTGACTCCACTGTAATGGCATTAATGAGATTCCGGCAAGGGGGGTTTATAACACTTCCCACAGATGAGCCAGAAGATCAGATATTCTTTAAAGGACATCGTGGCGGGGGGTACTACTAAGTGGAAGTTGAGCTAGGTAGTAACCAAAAAACAGTAGTCGATAGGCTAGCAACTTGTAACGAGTGTCCTCGGCTTATCAAAGCAGTGCAAGTTTGCAAAGAGTGTGGGTGTTTTATGCCAGCTAAAGTATGGATAATGAAACAACAGTGCCCTCTCGACAAATGGGCCGCAACTGAGGATTAAGTAATGGCAATCGAGCGTAGTTTATACAGTATGCCGGAAGGCATGGAAGGAGTTGGGCTAGACGAAGCCTTAGAGATAGAGATCGAAGCGCCCGAAATAAACGTGCTAGAAGATGGTGGGGTAGAGATAACTCTCATAGCGGATAGCGTGGACGACGATATTGAAAACGCTCCGTTTGACGCTAATTTAGCTGAGTATATGGATGATGGGCAGCTTATTGAGTTGTCTTCAGAATTAGTTGCTGAAGTAGAAGCAGATACCCAGAGTCGTAGAGAGTGGACAGCTACTTTTGTTAAAGGAATGCAAGTCCTTGGCTTTAATTACGAAAGCCGCACCGAGCCGTGGCAAGATGCCTGCGGCGTATATAGCACAGTCCTAGCAGAAGCGGCCATTCGTTTTCAAGCTGAAGCTATGAGCGAGACATTCCCAGCGGCTGGCCCCGTTAAAACACAGATTCTAGGTGAGATAACGCGGGAAAAAGAAGACGCAGCCCTGCGTGTTCAAACAGACATGAACTACGAGCTGACAGACGTGATGTCTGAGTACAGGCCAGAGCACGAGCGTATGCTCTACAGCCTAGGTTTAGCCGGTTCAGCCTTCAAAAAAGTGTATTACGACCCCAATTTAGGCCGTCAGGTAGCCTTATACATACCTGCCGAGGACATGGTTGTACCTTACGGGGCATCTAACTTAGAAACCGCAGAGCGTGTTACGCACATTATGCGTAAAACTAAGAACGATGTGACTAAACTGCAAGACGCAGGGTTCTACAGGAACGTAGAACTAGGCGAACCTGTTACTTTTACTACCGATATTGAAGAGCAGAAGGCTAAAGAGAGTGGTTTCTCCGTAACGGATGATAACCGCTATACCTTATACGAGGTTCACGCCGATTTAATCCTTGATGAAATAGACCAGCCAGAGCGAGAACGTCCCCGTGGCATGGGATTAGCCCGTGGAGAGGACAGAAAGGAGGGCGAAGAGCTACAAATAGCCCTACCTTATGTAGTGACTATAGAACAAGGCACTGGAACAGTGCTGGCTGTGCGTAGAAACTGGAATCCTGACGATCCGTTGAAACTAAAGCGTCAACATTTTGTCCATTATGTCTACGTTCCGGGGTTTGGCTTCTATGGACTAGGGCTAATCCACATTATTGGGGGCTATGCACGCGCAGGAACCTCTATTATCCGTCAATTAGTTGACGCGGGTACGCTTTCTAACCTACCGGGTGGCTTAAAGTCTCGCGGATTGCGGGTTAAGGGCGACGATACGCCCATCGGACCGGGTGAATTCCGTGATGTGGACGTACCTAGTGGGTCAATACGCGAGAATATCCTACCATTACCCTATAAAGAGCCTAGTCAGACACTATTGGCTCTATTGGACAAGATCACTGAGGAAGGCCGTAGATTAGGCGCTATATCAGACA